TGGTATAAAGACCTACCTCACGTCCCAGGTCTTAGCCCTGTCGGTTCCACGGTCAGAGGCTGGGGCGGTGCGGCACTAAGTGCCATAGACAAGTACCTAGCTGAACCTGCTGGCGCTATAGGGACTGTACTTGAAGCTCCGTCACTCCTTGGTCTTATAGGAAAGCATACTCCTTTGAATATTCCTGGGTTCCAAGATGAGTTTGCGTTCAACCCAGAGCAACTACCAGGCCGTGAAGACTGGAGAGAGAAATATAAAGCGAACATACCATTGGGTTCTCGCCTTGCTACTGAACTTGTCCTTGACCCTATCAATGTCATTCCATTCGGTGCTGTCGTAAAGGGAGCCAAGCAATTAGCCAAGGCTGGAAAAGGCGCAGTAGCCGCAGACCTTATCAAGCAGTCTGAGAATGCGCGTAATCTTGAAGACCCCAACTCTCTTTTCTACCGTCATATAGCTACGAATCTTGAGGAAGGCCAGCAACAGGTCATCATTGTAAGTAACACATATCCTCAAGGTCGGCGCATTACAGTCTCAAAGGACTTTGGGACTAATGCCTTGAATCTTGCCAAACAAGGAGAGGCCGAAGGTGGATACAAGATTCTGCCAGGAGATGCTAGTCGCGCTGAGGTAATCAAAGCATCTGGTGCGCTTGTCCCTGATGCTTCTCGTGCGCTTCCTGGCCCACAGGCTCGTGGTATGGGTGCTCGTGCGATGGAAGTTGTGAGAACTGGACGAGGGAATATATCTCCGCGTCTTATAGTCGATGATGTTACCGCGTTTGCGAGTAAGGAGATATCAGCGGCAGAGAAAGCTGAGTTCCTGTCTTCTTACCGCAACCTTATGCCGAACGAGGTGTCTTACTTAGATGAGGCAGGACAGGCTCTCCCTGTTACACGTAAGGTCACGCCTAACCCTCGTGGCGTAAGAGTCCCGCCAAAGATGCAGAAGGTCGGCCCTGTCATAAAGGCTGTCGCCGCTCCCGCTGGGTTCGATGATGCCTTTGGGAACAGCCAACTGTACAACGTCATAGATGGTGACAGTGCAGGCCAAGAGGTCGTGGCCCAGATATTGATTGGTTCCTCAGGGTCATCAGTTACAAAACGGTTCGGTATGCAGGGCGCTGAGGTCAAAGGGTTCTGGCCTACCGTTGAAGGTGCTGGCCCAGGCATGTTCTCTACCGCTGGGATACAGAGCATAGTACGCCAGCTTGGAAACCATAACCCGAATCTAGAGAACCTTACATTTGCTGGGAACCTAGATGTCAGACCAAGAATGAACGCCCAGGAGTTCGTTGGCACAGCCGCAGAAGCTGAGGCTAGGCTCCTTTCTGAAAGCGATATAGCTACAGGGTTCGCTCATTCTATCGACGAGATATTCCCTCGCATGAGTTCGCTTGATGCAACCTCCATGCAGTTTGATGACTATGCTTATGGCGGCTTGAATATCAATAGGGTCGATATAGATGGAATGCCCAAGACCGCCAGTGATTTACTTACTGACGCTCAAGCTGTCACTCCCTCAAGTCCTGAGAACCTTGCGGCAGTCATGGCTAATACAGGGCCGCGTGTACCAGGCGAACCATTGTTCTCGATGACTGACGATATCAGTGCCTACTCTTATCTGTATGCAAAAGCAGGTGCTGTCCTAAGTCAAGCATCCAGACTTCCAGGGGTCAGATGGACTGCGGGTCTTTGGAACCGTGCCCAGACCCTAGCACCTGATGACCAGCTAGGGAAACTTGGTATAGACGTTGATGTCTATAAGAGTGTGGAACATGCCCGTGTCCGTACTCAGGTCATGGCATGGTGGTCTAAGGCGCAAGTCTCTTTAGGATTCAAAGAGATGGACGCCAATATCTTAATGAATCGTCAGGGCACATGGAGAGCGCAGGGTGTAACTGGATATGATTCGTCAAAAGCTACACGAGGCTCTGCTCACGGCACGATTGATGACATACTAAAAGATGCACAGGAAGTAAAGAAGGGTAACCGTGTACAAGTAAATGAGGGGCAGGCTGTCCCTGCGGGTAAAGAGAAACAGATATATTTCTTAACATCAGAACAGCAAAGATATATAGATGATGCCCTTGAGATGATGGAGGATAGCTGGCGTAAGAATAATAATGCTGGTGTAGATGTTAAACGTATCGGTGAGGAATACTGGCATCGCATCTTACGTCGTGGCCCAGCAGATAAGGCAGAGAATTTCTTTAATAGCCAATGGGCAAAGCTCACTGGTAATAGACCAACAGGCACAGCAATCACAAAAGCGTACCAAAAAGAGCGGATGTTCGAGGACTTTGATGATGCTATCAAAGCTGGATATGTCTATGACACTAATCCTGCTACCCGCCTTGCGGCACGTCTGGATGCTGGTATTGAAACCTTTGCTGACCAGAATGCAGTAAATAAATTACTTGAGATGAAAAATGCTGATGGAACATCTATGTTCCTTAGTCGGGAAGCCGCCCTTGCGATACGCACACGGAAACTTGGTACAGCACAAGGAGAAGAATTAGCCTTAAATCTTAAAGCATTGAATACTGCCGTTGATGATGCTCGTAAAGCAAAGCATGCGGCAAGAAGGAAATGGAAAAAGGATGATACGGTTGCCAATCATGAGGCATATCGTGAAGCCATAGCCGCGCACGGCGAAGCATTGGATAATCTAGGTAATGCCAAGAAACTCAAGCATCCAGGCTTATATCAAGCGTATCTTCAGAGCCATCTAGTAGATTCAATCACGCGAGATGAAATCTTCAAAAAGGTATACATTCCCCAGGTTCAGAAAGCTCGCAATATGGTGAACAAAGATGGCCCGAATCTAGGGAATATCGGCATGAAAGCGCAAGATGTATTCCAGCTATTCAGGGCATTGATGACTAACCTTGACCTTGCGGCTATGGGCATTCAAGGTAACGTGTTAGCCTTCCGTGATTTCCGCTCGTGGACTACTGCGGTATATGAAAGTATAGGAGCTATAGCTCGTGAGCCATTGGCTTATGTGGAAAAGAATCGAGCCATCATGGAAGAAGGGCAACAGATGGGGGCTATCATGCGCCCGACTGAGTTCTTGTTCAAGGCTAATAGTCTAAGTGCATCCCCTACTAAGCTCCCACTTCTAGGCCCAGCTTTCAATGGATTCCAGAGGTCATTCGAGTGGTTCATAGTCGTAGGTCAGACAGAGTTCTATAAGACTATGCGTACCCGTGTGATGCCTGGTGAGAGGGCGTGGTCGCCATTAGGTGGAGAAAGACTGGGCAAGATAACGCCTTCTAGATTGAAGCGTACAGACCCGATTCCTGAGTTTACCCCAATAGCTACAGATGAAGCACGCCAAGCTATGGTTGAATATGGACGTGTGATACGGAACCTAATGGGAACCGAAGATTACGCAATCCTTGGCATTAGACCCACGCAACAAGCGATAGAAGCTACCTTTGCATTTGCCGCACGATTCATGCGTGCCAATATGGGACTTATTGGTTCTGCCATGAGATTTGGTCGAGGAAGACAAAGCCGTGCCGCAACACAAGCTATGATGCACATGCTTGCTGGCGGTATTGGAATCACTAACGCCATACACCTAGCGCAGACAGGCCGACCCGTCAATATGACAGACCCATTTGCACCAGACTGGATGCAGGTTTCAATTAACAAAACATATTTCAATGCTTTCGGCCCTCTGTATACGTATTTCCGTACCATTGCTCGTGTCACCAATATAATGATTGACACTCAGGATACTGGCAAAGCAGTCACTGAAATAAAGAACTTCCTTACCAGCCGTGCAGGTCTGCCAATCAGAGCCATGCAGATAGGTGTGGCAGAAGCAGGCGGTACTGGGGCACGTACCTTTGAGGGCGAGGAGATTGATTGGGATAACCCAGAAAGCGCGTTTCGTTCAGTAGGTCTTGTGTTAGGTGAATTTGCTATGCCTATCGGTGTATCTGGTATCGCAGAAGCTATAGGTGATGGGCGCTGGGAAGGGACTGTTACAGAAGTCTTTGGGATGACAGGCCGTGCATCTCCTTATTCACAGATGGACATCATGTTCCAGAGGCTCATGGCTGACCCCAAAAATCCAATGCATATACAAAGACTTAAAGAAGGTCGAGAAACTACTGGTGCATACAAATACGCTTCCGATTATGAAAAAGATTGGATGCAAGAGCAGTTCGGAGAGTTACATGACCGCATGGTTCAGGGCGCACGTGGCCCATATGGTGATGCGGGTCGTGAATGGGCAGAGCTAGATACTATAGCAATGACTGGTGAAGACGGGACTGGTGGCATGATAGGGTTGGGAGAAAAGCTATATCAGCCAGTGCAAAGTTGGGCATCACCTGAGCAGATTAAGAGCGGCGATGTTCGTCCTGTTGACGGTGCTGAATACCGCAGGCAGTTGAGCAAGATAATGAATGCTCGGTGGATAGGGAATCAGACGGTTGCCAATACATATGACCTATTCCAAGACGAACGCGATGTGCCGACAGACGAATACGAGCGTGCGCTGTATGACTACCGTGAGCTATTCAAGGCGAATACTGACTATTCTGTTACGCCTCCGCAAATAAATTGGAACATGCTTGACGATGCCCAGTCTGATTTTGAAAAAAGGCTATCTCCGGAAATATTAATGTATGTGCATCAGCAATCTGGTCTAAACCGTGATGAAACGGCCCTTGAGTTATTTAACGACAAGAAGATACTTCGGGAATACTGGGACAAGAAGGACGAGATATCGGAAGGGATGCCTCCAGATTTCCAGCATGTGCATAAGACATGGAGGGCCATGTCAGACATGGAAAGAGAGAAGTATGTCTATTCTCCGCAGGTACGCACTGCTATGGAGTACATCAACCGTCAGACCAAGATATGGCTGGTTGAGATGCACGAAGCAGGCGACCCTCGTGCTGAAGAATTTGAGAAGAAGCTGGTCAAATGGGGATACGAGACTAACCCAGAGACTCCAGCAGGGCAAGACCTACAACGTCACCTGCTTAGCAAGCTGGGCACAGAGGAGCATATGAAGCTACCGTTCGAGCGCAATGTGCCGACTATGCCCAGCCAGCCAGCCGTCAGTCCTACAGTAGATGATGGCGGTGTCAGCACTCCTAATTGGATGCAACAGGTGCTAAGTGCTAGGTAGTTGACAGTAGACAATATAGATGTTTTTATATACATGTGACGACCCCTGTGACCTAGGTCACAATGGTAACTCACGGAGGTAATATGGCAGAAGAACAGCAAGCACCAGAGGATGTGGTAACTCAGGAACCTGACGCCCCGCAACCAGAGGTGCAAGAAGCTGAGGCAGAGCCAGAGGTAGACTGGAAGGCCAAGTTCGATGAGAACCAGGCCACTCTGGATAAGCTGGAACAACAGCTAAAGACTGAGCAAGGACGTAATAGGAAGCGCGATGACACTGATTCGGCGGTGCTTGGGATAGGTGACCGTTTGTCTGCAATGGAGCAGTCGAACGCGGCCCTAATCAAAGCGCTGGCTGAAGGTGATACCGAAGGACTTCCCCAACAGCTTGGTCAAATCCAGGCCCAGTCACAGAACACACAACGTGGTCGTGCCTATCAGAACCAGTACCGCGTGCTGACCGAACAGTTAAGGGAAGCTACCCAGGATGAGAATGGCAACCCCATCCTCGACCTGTACAGCGCACCAGAGCTAGAGGAAGTACGGCAGGCATGGGTCGATGCTAACAATAAGCGCAGTGTCTCGTCACTGTACAACACGTTAGTCCGTACCCATGAGGTTGTAAGACAGGCAGAGCGGGGGAAGGCCAGCGAAAGGGCCGAAGCCGTGCGACAAGAGGAGCGTACTACCGCCAAGCAACGGCTGGAAGAAGCAGGTATCTATGACCTAGATACTGGCCCTGCCAGCGGCGGCGGCGGCGCTACATTAGATGATGAAACATGGTTTCGGGAGTACGGCAAGATGGATAACCCTACACCTGAAGACCACGCTAGAGCAAGACGATACAATAAACGAAGGTAGGAATTAGTTATGGCCGCAGGCGATACGATTACCCAATCACTGGCCGATAGCCTTGATACCGTCGTGGCATCTGCCAGACAAATCCGTGAATATGAAGGGGTCATGCCTAACCTTGTAGATAAGGTTACGCTGTCCGAAGGCACTGGAACTAGCTGGCGTGAGATTTCCATGGCGGCTCTCAATGCCCAGAACATCACTGAAACCACTACGCTGGACAACCCACAGCAGATGTCTGATACGGTATTCAGCATCACACCATCCGTCACTGGTATTCAAACCCTGGTGACTGACCGTGTTGCTTCCCGCATCAACTCTCAGGCTTATGCCCAGCTTGGTAGCCTCGCACAGAACGCCATCCAGCGGAAGAAAGACGAAGACGGCCTTACCGTTTTAGACGGTGCGACCACTTCCCTCTCTGGTGCTGGAACCACCCTCGCATCTGGCGTCATTGCGGCGGCGGCTTACCGAATCAGTAGCAATGCGACTGAGCCTGGGAACCCACCTTATCGGTGCGTACTCCACGGCTTCCAAATCAAAGACCTCTATGACGAACTCACTGCTGGCGTAGATACGGCAGAGCGTGCAGACATCTCTGGTATCACAGCACGTGTATTCCAAGAAGGCTTCCGTGGCAAGATTGCGGGGGTCGAAGTCTTTGAAGACGGCAACATCACCATCGACGGTTCCGATGATGCCAAGGGCGGCGTGTTCGCTCAAGAGGCCATCATCATGGTACAGGGACGCGCTCCTCGTACCGCCACGGTTCGCCGTGAGGACATCGGTGGCGGCGCTACCGTGGTATATCTCTATGACGAGTATGCCTACGGCGAGCGGAGTGCAGGAAACTGGTTGTTCGAAATCTATTCGGACGCTACTGCACCTACTTCCTAATGAACATACGGCGCACCATATGGTCGGAGGCCCACGGCCCCATACCTAAAGGGTGGGTCGTTCATAACTTGAATGGTCAACCTGCGGATGTGCGGTTAGAGAACCTGGCCGCTGTCCCTAGGGATAACATCTTCCTGGCAACCGCTCCCTACAGGGTGCGAATACGAAAATTAGAGCTACAGCTCAAACAAGCAGGAGAACAGAATGGCACAAGGTAGTGACAGTAGATTAATGATTGACGAGGACTTCTATGGTGCGGCATCTCCGTTAGCCGCAACCACTGCTCCTCCGATAGTCCTTGGAAGTCTAAACGTAGTCGGTCAAGGTATCGCAGAGACTGACTCTGGTGCGCCTCGCATGGACTCCGATGGCCTTAATGGTGTGATACAACTCACCACGACCAACGAGGATGTCCATGCCGCTGGCTTGCAGAGTGCGACCATGTTCGATGTGGGCCTTATGGGAAGCATCGTAATGGAAGCGCGGGTACGTCAGGCCGCACTTAATACTGGTGAAGTCTTCATAGGTTTCTCTGATGTGAACACTGACCTCGCTATCATCGAAGGCGCTATTTGTCATGGTGATACCGTCACCGTCACACTTACTGCTTCCGACTTGGTCGGGTTCCTAATGGCATCAGACCTTACCGATAACAGCGATTGGCATGGTGTATACAACGGCGGCACTACCACCGGAGAGACTGTCTCCACATCACTGGACTTCGATGCTGGCGCTACTGCTGGCGAGTACCAAGTCCTGCGTCTGGAGCTATTCCCCAACGGAACCGCCGAATGGTGGGTTGACGGAGTGCTAGAGCAGACCGTCACTGGTGCAGTCTCTACTTCTGTAGACCTGTGCTTGAACGTCATAGTGG